TGGATTATAGGAGTGGTAAACAAGATGATAAACCAATCGACTATCAAAGAGGCGCTCGGCGTAGATGTATCAGTCAGCGATGAGATGATTGCGGCCCTGCGGACTTGGTGCCGGATGTATAAGAACGAGGCCGAATGGCTTGGGGGCAGCACGAGGTCTCTAAACTTGGCCGCTACAATAGCCAGCGAAATAGCCCGGGCCGTTACCATAGAGATGAAGGTCGAGGTTACCGGCGGTTCTCGGGGCCAGTTTCTGATGGAGCAACTGAAAAAGCAGTTGCCAAAGATGCGACAGATGGTAGAATACGGGGTGGCCAAAGGCGGGCTGATTATGAAGCCGTATGTAGTGGGTAAAGAGATACTGGTCGATTTTGTGCAGGCCGACCAGTTCTTCCCTGTTGTGTTCGACACAAGCGGCAATATCACCAGTTGTGTGTTCTCCGACCAGCGTATTGTGGGTAAGCGGTTCTATACAAGGCTCGAGATGCACGACTTGCAGAAGGATAGGTGCATAGTTACAAATAGAGTCTTTGTCTCCGACAACCGCAACTCGATAGGCCGGCCGGCTCCTTTGACTGAGGTCGATGTCTGGTCGGATTTGGAGCCTGAGGCTACTATTCAAGGCGTGACCAAACCTCTGTATTCCTATTTTAGGTACCCGGCTGCGAACACGATAGACTCGTCGTCTCCTCTGGGAGTATCCTGCTTCTCCCGGGCCGTCGAACTGATAAAGCAGGCCGATATCATATGGTCCAACCTGTTATGGGAGTTTGAATCCGGCCAGAGGGCCTTATATGTGGATGTACTGGCCTTCGGCAAGACCAAAGACGGCAAGCCGATATTGCCAGATAAGCGGCTATACAGAACCATCGAATCCGGGTCTCCAGAAGGCGAATTCTTCGAGGCTTGGTCTCCGGATTTCCGGGAAGCCAGCATTTTGAGCGGTCTCGAGGCAACCCTGCGGAAAGTGGAGTTCGCTTGTGGTCTCGCTTACGGCACGATATCCGACCCAAACAGCATAGAGAAAACAGCAACCGAAATAGTGTCGAGCAAACAGAGGTCATACGCAACCATAGTCGATACGCAGAAGGCCTTGCAAAAGGCGCTTGAAGACCTTATCGAAGCGATGGATGTCTGGGTGACTATCGAGGGGTTGGCGCCTAAGGGCAAATACGACACCAAATACGAATTCGATGATTCGGTAGTTGTTGACAAAGAGGCTCAGATGTCCAGCGATATGCGAATGGTCACGGCCGCTATAATGGGAAAGGTGGAGTTCAGAATGCGCAATCTCGGTGAAGACGAAGAGACGGCCAAGAAGAAACTGGCTATGATTGCCGAGGAACAGCCGGAAGACCCCTATGCGGATGAGGGTTCCCGGTTCTAAGTACAAGATAAAGGAGAGAGGATATGGCAGCAAACGATAGTTGGATGTCTCAACCACGAGCGCCTAAGGGAGTGCCGGAAGGTGGCCAATGGATAAAGGTGGCCTCAAATACGCTTCGTTCTTATGGTTTCGACACTTACGAGAGCAAAGTCCCCGGCAAGGTTGTCAGGGTGGAATATAATGGCAAATCCAAGGATATGGATGCTAATGAGATGAGCGAGTTCCTTCAAGGGGTAAAATCGGGGAATGTGTACAGCAGCGAAGGCGTAAATCTACTTTCTACGGAGCCGTATGCTTCGGCGTTTGAGCGCAAGCAGCAAGAGGCTGAAAAAGCGGCCCGGAGTGCAGCCGGCCTTGGGCATTTGAGCGCTAAAAATGTGACGACTGAACGATATCAGGCCAGTCACGGCAAGGCACCCAGCGATAAGACATACGGTTTATGGGTGTTCTCAATCGACGGTAATCAGGTGGTTATCCCCGGGGTCTATAAAACCGCCAGACGAGAGGCTGTGGAGTTCGCCAACCGGCACGGGGCTGCAAGGGTCGAGGTAATGCCATAGTAGCGTATTCGCCGGCGCAAGGAAGAGAGGTTGCGCCGGTCAAGGATTGCCGGTGTTGCGCAGGTGTGATAAAATCGGTTATGAAAGGAGAGCGAGGTATGGCAAAAACGAAATGGGTCGTGGTGGCCGAGAACGATGGGATGTTCATAGCGATACCGGACGATGACCCCAACAAGTCTATGATGTGGAACGGGCAGCGGTGGTTTGGTCCCAAGCCGATTATGTCTTGGATTGCTCATTCTGAAGGCGGATGGAAAGAGGTGTCGGGTCCCCCAAGCAAGCACGGTTTGAAGGAGCCAACTGATGTCCGAGTGGAATGAGGCCGACCATCCGAGAGACCCGTCCGGTGTGTCGACTGGTGGCCAGTTTGTGGAGAAGGCCACGGGCGCTGCTCGGCGTGCGGCCGGACTGCAGCCGGAGATGCCGGCGGAATATAAGAGGAACGAAAAGGCCGTAGCAACTGTATACGAGGAGAATGTCCAAAGGCTTATGGAAGACGGGCATATGACCCGGGAAGAGGCCGAGCAAACGATAAAGAAGGCCATCAACTGTGTTAGGGTTGGGGTGACCGACCAGCCGCTGTGTATCAATCGCCAAGTCGGTGGGGCTGAGGCGGTTTTAGAATCTGAGCGGTTCAAGACGCAGTTTGAGACCGGAGAAAGTGGCGGCTACTATAACCCCGGCAATAGGGCGGAAGTCGAAAAGGATTTGTTCGGTTATCCAAAGACACTGCCCCCATCCAAACGGCCGGTGTATGGCTATGTCGGGGACTTGCAGGAGATTGCCTATGCGGATAACGATATGGCGCAAACGGCCGGGTACTATGGCCCGGTGACCTTCGTTCTGAAAGACGAGGTCAGGGTCCGAACGACCACGACATTCGGAGACAGCCTTGGGCGAGAAATGCTAACCCCCTCTCTTATAGACAAAGTGGATATTGGAGTGTTTGGTTCGGATGACCTATCTATGAGTGATATAGCAAGCGCCGCCTTAGGGCGTGCTCCGACCGACATCCACCCTTATAACTATTACGAAATACAAATGCACGGTGGTGTGACCTTAGCCGATGTTGATTATGTAATCCTCAGAGGCGGGGATAATCTGGGGCGTAACAAGAAGAAGTTTTCGTCCCTAATAGACAAACTAGATAAGAAGGGCGTTCGTTGGGTGTACGATTATAAACTGAGGAGCGAGGAGGGTGACTAATATGACGACTTGGAACGAAGAGGACCATCCCAGAGACCCGGCCGGCACACCTACCGGCGGCCGGTTTACCCCGAAGGAGAGTGTAGCCGGGGGAACTGAGAGCGAGCGGTTCATTTCGGAAGAGGGGGCGGAGAAAGTAGCCCGGGCGGCCCGGCGTGCGGCCGGCCTATCCGAAGAAGATGCCAAACGACTAATAGGAGTGTTACACACGGACGGTGGGTTTAGCGAATCGCTAAAAGGCGTCTCACCAAAGAGCGGATATATGGTGGCCATCTCGCCTGAGTTCGAAATGAAAGTGCCGCTAAAAGACCTAACCACCAGAGACTTGATTGACTATACGAACAAGCATTCGGGGTTACTGGAAGCGGACAATATCTACTTAGGTGGGTGGGTGGACGATGGATTTGCGTATATCGACATCTCAATCAATGTCCAAGACCTCGACCAAGCGCTTGCTCTGGCCAGAAAGAACAATCAGTTGGCCATCTATGATATAGCAACCGGTGAGAGCATATATTTGAAGGAGCGACAAGATGAATAAAAGGCGAGTGATTCTTTCAAGGCCCAGAGACCGCAGTTTTGAGGCCTACAAAGAGTGGATGACCGAGTTCTCGATGAGGCTTCTCGGTTCCGTAGACGAGACCATAACCGACGAGGAATGGAAGGAGTATCACAAGCAGTTCTGGGAGTCTAAGGATAAGCATACACTGGTGCTTGATGATTCGAACCTGATAGAGGAATATAAAGTCAAACCGGAGAAGGATAAGGAATGACCTACGACCCAGACCAACCACGAGCGCCTAAGGGAGTGCCAGAAGGCGGTCAGTGGGTAGAGGCCGGCAAGGCCGCAAGAGCGGCAGCCGGTCTCCCGGCCGTTTCCGAGAAGGCCGAACAGGCTTGTTCGGAGTTCGCTGCCAAATACCGAAACCTTGCCGCATACGAGAGGTGCGAGTTCATCGACCCGGACACCGGCGAGGTGTTCTTCGACAAGTCCGGGCTGGAGACTTCAATCGACCTGACTGAGGTATTCTGGCTGTATAGGGATAGATGCAAAGGGGCCATTCTAACGCACAACCATTGTGCGATGGAGGCGGCCCATTCAACCAGTGATATACTAACGGCCGGCAAACTGCAACTCGGGCAGATTCGGGTGGTGACACCCTTATACCAGCACATCTTGGCTCCCGGGGAACGAGGATGGGATGGGGTGTTCGATATGCCCCTGAACAAGTCCTTTGAAATGGCAAAAACACTTGCCACGGGGGTGATAAGGAATAAATACGGGAATGCGTTCTCTATGGCGATGACCGATTTCTCAAAGGGACCTCCGGCTCCAATGGCGGTCGAATGGGTGTATGAGATGATGAGTCAGTTCGCTTCGTCGAGAGGATTGAGGTATTGTAGAATACCGAACAAGTAGAGGGGTTGCGTTGTTCTCTCTTGCTGACTTTGACGAGATATCGACACCGATAGGACTGTTATATGACCAGTTTGCTCAGGTGGTGCTGAACGACATCGCACGGCGTCTGGCCAAGATGGGGTATTCATCGGCAGCGTGGCAGGTGGAGAGGCTTATAGAGAGCGGAAAGACTTATGCGTTCGTTATCCGGGAGTTGGCGAAGATGACCGGGCAATCGGAGAGAACACTTAGGCAGACCTTCAAAGAATGGGGCGTAAAGAGCGTGGCATTCGATAACCGGATACTGGTCGAGGCTGGAGTACTGCCGGCCGAGACAGCCAGTTTCAGCGATGCGATGCTCAGGATATTGGCGGCCGGTGTAAGGCGAACCGAGGGAGTACTACGCAATATAACCCTTACAACGGCCAACACGGCGCAGAGCGCATTCATTGATGCGGCGGATATGGCTTATACGCTTGTGGCGCACGGGACTATGTCTTATACCCAAGCCATTCGGATGGCCATCAGCGCTGCGGCCAAGAGGGGCGTGCAGGTCATCGAATATCCAAGCGGTCGCAAAAACCAATTAGATGTGGCTGTTCGGCGAACAGTCCTCACCGGAGTGGCGCAGACAACTGGCGAAATCCAGATGGATAACATAAAGAATCTGGGGGTCGACCTGATAGGGGTCAGTGCCCATATCGGCGCCAGAAACAAAGGCGGAATACCGGAGAATCACGAACTGTGGCAGGGGCAGGTATATTCCCTGACAGGCTCCGGTGGGTATAAGGACTTCTATACGTATACCGGCTACGGGACCGGCCCGGGGCTGTGCGGCTGGAACTGCCGGCATTCGTTCTATCCTTATTTCGAGGGTGTGGCCGAGAGATACTATACTCCCAAAGTGCTGGATGAGTTCAAGAGCAAGACGGTTACCTACCGGGGAAAGGAGATGTCCTTATACGAGGGAACGCAGATGCAGCGCAAAATAGAGAGAGGCATTCGAGCGGCGAAGCGTGAAGCAGAGGCGGTTGGGGCAGCCGGCCTAAATAACCGAGAAGAACTGGTCAAAGTTCGGCGATTGCAGGCACGGATGCGTGACTTCATATCCCAGACCGGCCTACAAAGGCAGCCGGAAAGGGAAGGTCCCCGGGTGCGGCTGGTCGAATAATGGCGTCGTGCTATAGGCACCTATAGCGTCGTGCTATAGGCACCTATAGCGTCGTGCTATACAAAAAGAAAAAAAAAGAAAAAAAAAGAAAAAGGCTTTGGGGGCTTTCCTCGGGTCCGACGGACATATTGACACGAAGGGGGGCCTGTGTTACAATAGTAGCGTAGAAGTATTCGCTATCCGCAAGCGTAAAAGGGCGGGCAATGCACGGATTAGGGACCGTGTAAAAAGACCTTAGTTGCGAGTGGAGGAGAAGATGAAGAAGACTGACCTTATTGCTTTGGGCATTGAAGATGAAGAGGTAGTGAAGCAAGTCATTATCTTGCACGGCAAGGATATCGAATCCCTGAAAGCCAGGGCCGAGAAGGCCGAGACAGAGTTATTAGAGGCCAACCAGACCATCGAGGGTTTCAGGGAGATGGACATCGATTCGGTAAAGTCGGCCGCTGAGGAATGGAAAGCCAAAGCGGAGAAGGCCGAGGCAGACCTACAAGAGGGTATCCGGGCCGTTCGGTTCGAATACGAGATTGACCGTGCTCTTACAGCCGCTAAAGCAAAGAATCCCAAGGCCGTCAGGGCCCTTTTGGACCTCGGGTCCGTGCAGTTCAACGAAGAGGGGGTACTTGAAGGTCTGGATAGTCAGCTCGAAGCAATCAAAGAGGAGAACGATTACCTCTTTGAATCGGAGACGCCGGTTCCCCGTGTGGTATCCGGCGCAAACAGTAAATCAGTAATGGATGATGCTACGGTCGATGCGGCCCGGCGTGCCGCAGGACTGGCGCAATAAGGAGGAGAAATGCCTAACTCAATTGCTCTCGCTTCGAAGTTCGAGCCTATACTTGACGAGATATACAAGCGAGAATCGGTTACAGCTCGTTTCGACGCTTTGACCAAACCGGTCAATTTTGGCGGAGTAAACGAGGTGCAGATATTCAAGACAAGCGTGGTGGGCTTGGGTAATTACTCCCGAGCCTCGGGTTATCCGGCTGGTGATGTAACTGCTACTTGGGAGACTATTCAGCTCACCCAAGAGCGAGGTCGTGCTTTCAGCATTGACAGAATGGACGATGAAGAGACTCTGGGCATGGCTTTTGGCACGTTGGCCAGCGAGTTCATCCGAACACAGGTTGCTCCTGAGTTGGATGCTTATCGCTTCGCTACTTGGGCCTCGGCCTCTGGTGTGCAGGCTGCCACTCCGGGTGTTCTCAACAGTGCGCAAAATACTATGGCTGCTATCGATGTGGCCAGCGGCAAACTGGACGACGAAGAGGTCCCTATTGAAGGGCGCATTCTCTTCATCTCCCAGACACACTACCGCCTCTTGATGGCTGCCGTCTCTCGTCAACTGGAAAACCAAAACGCCTTTGACCGAAGGTTGAAGTCTCTCGATGGGGTCGAGATTATCCCGGTTCCACAAGGTCGGTTCAATAAGACCGTTACCCTGAGTCCGGGGGCAACCTCTGATACCGGTGGGTATACTGCAACTGGGGCCAATCTCAACTTCGTGCTAATGCACCCGACGGCCAGAGAACAGGCCACTAAACTGACCAGTTTGAAGATATTCTCGCCTGAGGAGAACCAACTGGCCGATGGATGGTTGTTCCAATATCGTATTTACCACGATGCTTGGGTTTACGACAACAAAGTCAAAGGCATCTATGTTCATTCTGCTTCATAGGAGGAGATATGGCTCTCAAAGAGATTAGTCCCGGTGGTCTCATAAAGGCGCTGAACGACAACTTCGGAGTCATATCTGGCGGCATAGCCGGCGAAGTGTTCTATGTCGACGGAAATGCAGGCAGCGACAGCAACAATGGGAAGTCGTGGGCTTCGGCCTTCGCTTCCCTTTCTACTGCCTTAGCGGCAAGCCACACAGATATCGCTTCGAAGCCTTTTGGATGGACGGCTCGCAACATCATCTACTTGAAGGACGATGAAGTCGCTGAGAACCTAACCAAACTGGCGGACAAGACAGATGTGGTCGGGGTTGGTTCGTTTGACCGATGGTCCAAACCGAGAATTCTCGGTGCGCATACCATCTCCGGGACCTATATGGGTACCCGGTTTATCAACTGTTACTTCCGGTCGCCGGCCGCAGGTGGAGACATCTTCACCCTGCCTACTACCGTAAGCGGATTATCCTACATAGGTTGCACATTCGACGGCTACAGCACGACTCGGGCTACGGGTGCAATCGTCGCTACTCTGCCACATTCCTTGACTATCAAGGATTGCCGGTTCTATGGCGGATATACCGATGCGGTAATCGAAATCGCAGGAACCGGGGAAGCACCGGATTTGTTCATCGCCGATAACTACATCCACGGGGCAGAACAAGGCATTGATGTCAAGTCGACCATTACCAGCGAACAATTCCCCGGCTGGATAGTCAGGAACTATATAGCCGCAGCGACTGAGTGCATAAACGAGGCCAGCGGCAAGATATATGTCCACGACAATCGGTGTATTACTGCTCAGGCCAAAGGTTCGGCTGGGGCAGGCGCTATCGTCGCTGGCGCAAAGATGATGTTGGGTAACCTCATTAGCGCAAGCGATGTGGCAAACGCCTATGTCCCGGCTCACGGCGGCTTATAGTCCCAAAGGAGGAGATAAATGACCGTCACCCCACAGATTACTCCCAATGGCTTGGTTCAGCAGTTGAATCAGAACATTGGGCTAAAGGTGATTCAGTTCACTTTCGATACCGCTGGAGTGGATTCAAGTGGTGTCAGCAACAAAACAGTAGCGGCGCACGGGACCGGAGTGAAACTGCCTGCGCACAGTATCATTGTAGGAGGGTTCGTCGACACGAACACGGCTTTCACCTCGGAGAATACGACCGCTACTATCGCCATTCACATTGAATCGGCCAACGATATCATTAGCGCTGCTCAAATCAACGGCTCCCCGGGGTCGGCAATCGGCCGGAAGGCCATTGTCCCCAAGGCGCATACCCCAGAAAGCACCAGTGTGAAGACCACAGAAGAGCGAGAGATAAAGGTGACCATCGGTACCGAAGCCCTTACTGCGGGCAAGTTGACTGGGTACCTTTACTTCTTGCAGGGCGTGCTCTCTTCGTAGGAGCGGTTATGAGACTGTTCAAACCCGGAGTGGTGATAGATGTCGAGGAGCGTGATGTTCCAAGGTTTGTTCGTTTAGGGTTCAAGCCCTTTGTGCAGGAACGGCCGGCGGTGGAACCAGAGGTTCTCGAAGAGCTGGCCATTCTGGCAACAAAAGAAGAAACACCGAAGAAACCAAGGAAACGAAAAACGCAATAAAGGAGAGGCTATGGCAACCTACATAGATTACGGATTCTACTCTGGAGTGTATGGTGGTTCTGCCGTGGCCTCTTCTGGCTTCAAGCCGCTGGCGCTCCGTGCGAGCGCTATGCTTGACCTGCTCACCTCGGGTAGGGTTGCTCCGATAATAGCCGCTGGGACTGATGCTGATGTGATACAGAAGGTCAGACTGGCGGCTTGTGCTATAATTGACGAGTTATATCGGCTTGACGCTACTGGCGGCATTATAGCCAGTGAAAGCGTGGGTTCGCATTCGGTCTCGTATGCGGTCACCCCGGGGACTACCGTAACAAAGCGGTTGACCGGCGTAGCCGTTCCTTTCCTCGCTGACACCGGGTTGCTGTTCAGAGGGTTCAATGCAAGCGAATACGGTAGCAACATTATACCATAGGACAATCGTCGATAGAGAGGAGCATTGGGCCCGTTCCGTTCTCCCGGCTGTTCATTGGGAGAACCGAAAAGCGGTCAATGTCTTGGCATCTGGTCTTCTGGCGGCTGATTCGGTGGCCGTTTGGATTCCTGACACCTCGGTTGTCGTAGAGTCCGGAGATGTCTTGGTAAAAGGGCGAATCATAGACGAAGTCGACCCAACCTCTTTTACTATGATGGCACTGAAAAATAAATACCCTAATGCCGTCACGGTCACATCTGTTGACCTTTACGACTATGGTTCGCCTTTTATGAGACATCTCCGGATAGGAGCGTCATAGATGGCAGTTCACGAAATCAAGACTCCCAGGGGCCGGGTCTATCACGGGCCGAGTGGTAGCGCCATTCTGGAATGGAATACCCGGTTCAAGGATGTGTGGCTAGACCGGTTCAAATCGGTTCAGGGATTTGTAGACGCAGAGGTGCTTGACCGGTGCGAGCCGTTTACGCCTTTGAAGACCGGGATGCTCATTATGTCTGGCACTCTGGGCACTGTGGTGGGGTCTGGGACTGTGCGGTATATAGCCCCATATTCCAGATACCAGTACTATATGGTAAACCGAAAGACACCCTCCCAGACCGGGCCGCTTCGGGGTAGTTTTTGGTTCGAGCGGATGAAACAGGTCTATGGCCGGGCGATACTGGCCGAGGCCAAGAGAAGAATGAGAAAAGGGACGCCTTGAGCATTATAGGAGCGATAAGGGATTACTTGGTTGGCTATTCCGGGTTGGAAGAGGATGCTCCGGTGTGGGTAGATTATCTTGGGCAGAACCCTACCGAGTACACGGTTGTTCCTATACCGGGAAACCGGATAATCGAGACCTATTTAGACGGTTCCTCTCTCAGGGAATACGCTTTCGCTTTCAGGAGTATGGAAAGCACGGCGGACGACTTGGCGAGGATAGAATCGAGCAGTTTTTACGAGTCTTTTGCCGATTGGCTGGAGACCCAGACGGAAGCCGGAAGCCTGCCCGAAATGGACTCTGGCCAGATAGCGGAAAGGATTGAGGCCCTTGGATGGGGCTACTTATTTGAACAGGGCGTGTCTGCGACTGGTATATATCAGGTGCAGTGCCGTCTTGTTTATAAACAGCAACAGGAGGAATGATGGCTAAGATAAAGCGTTCAGAGGTTATGACCTTTATGAATGTAAACCCTTCGGGGGTGGCGAGTTATAAACTGATTGGCGACGGGGTGGTGACCGGAGCGATTGGTTACAACCCGAAGACTACCGAAGAGGTCTACATCCACGAGGATAGTGCGACTATCACAGTGGATTCGTATGCACCTGCCTTCCCTGTGGAGGCTAGTGCAGTGAGCGGAGACTCCGTGTTCGAGTTCATCGATGGGTTGCGTGTCGCACGGGCCGTTCTGGATGATGCGGAGACGGACATCGTCAATGTGTGGGCGTATGAGGATGGTGGCCCAGCAGCATATCCGGCCGAAAAGCAGAAGGTGTCTATACAGATAGACGAGTTCGGTGGGGAAGGTGGTCAAGCGGTCAAAATCAACTATACCATCAACTTCATCGGAGACCCGGTCCCCGGGACCTTCAACGCCGGCACTAGTTCGTTTACTCCCAATTAGGAGAGTGAGGTATGGCAAAGATAAAGCGCAGCCAGTTCAGGTCGTTTCTAAACACGGGGACGGTGGAAGACCCGGTTTGGTCGCTGGTTGGGGATGGAGTGACGACTGGGGCTATATCATACAACCCAAAGACCGAAGAGGAGACATACATCCACGAGGACAGTGCGACTATAACTGTTCAATCCTATGCTCCCACTATGCCAGTAGAGGCTTCGGCGATAAAAGGCGACACAGCATACGAGTATATCGATGGGTTGCGAAAGAGCCGGGCGGTGCTTTCGCTGGCCGAGGCTGAAGTGGTGAACGTGTGGTTGTACAAAGAGGCCTATGGCGGATACTACCCGGCGGAGCGTCAGAAGGTATCCTTGCAGGTAGACGAGTTCGGTGGAGAGGGCGGACAGGCTGCAAAGATGAACTATGTTATCAACTATGTAGGCGAACCGGTGAAAGGTAGATATAACCCGGCTGGTGGTGGGGTTTTCTCTAGGCTAAACGCAGGGGCGGCTACTACGCTGACCTCTCTGACATTGGGCTCGGGAACCCTTTCGCCGCTTTTTTCTGCTGGCCATTCGAACCTGTTCTATAAGACCACAATCGAGGCCGGAACGGTTACGGTGTCTTCTGCTCTGGCGAGCGCCGATAGTATAGTGCAGAAGTGCAATGGCGATGTCGTCGACCAAGGGGACCCTGCTTCGCTGGATGTCGGTGAGAACACGATAACCATCACGGTTACAAAGGGTGCCGAGGTCAGTGTCTATGTCATCAAGGCGATTAGGACAGGGGCGTAATAATGGACAGTATACGGATTGATACTGGTGTAAAGAGACTAATGGTCAACGGTGACGAATCGAGGGTTATCGAGTTCAACCCAGAGGATATAGTCTTTGTTGAGCGCTTCTACGGCCTGATAAAGGGCTTTGAGGAGAAAGCCGATGAATATGCCGAGAAGGCGAAGGCTCTCAGGGAGAACAACGAGGTTGATTCGATGGGTATTCCGGTGAACGCACCTGAGACCATCGCTTTGGTGGCCGATTTTTGTAACTACCTCAGGGGCGAGATAGACAAGGTCTTTGGGGAAGGCACCTCTGAAAAAGCGTTCGGGTCTGCGCAGACTATGAATATGTTTGAGCAGTTCTTCGACGGCATCACCCCTTACATACGGGGAGCGAGAGCGGAGAAAGTAGACAAGTATAAGAAGAGCGTATGAATATCTTAGTCGACCGGTTGCCTACGGAACTGGAAGTAAACGGGGTAGTATACAAGATAGACCCGGATTTCCGGCCGTGCTTGCGCACCATTCTTGCTTTTGAAGACCCGGACTTGGCGGTTGTCGAAAAGAACCTCATCTTTTACGACAACCTCTACATCGAACGGCCTCCGGATATGGCAGCCGCTTTGAAGATGGGGCAATGGTTCCTCAATGCTGGCAAGGAATACGAAGAAGATAATGGTCCCCGGGTGTTCAGTTGGACGCAAGACGCCGACCTCATCTATGCCGCTTTTCAGCAGACGCACGGGGTCGACTTGCAAGCGGTGGACTTCTTACACTGGTGGCGGTTCTTGGCTCTCTTTATGGACCTCGGAGCGGACACAGCCTTTTGCTCGCTAGTTGGCCTCCGGAGACGGGTGAAGACTGGAAAGGCAACTAAAGAGGAAAAGGCGGCGGCTCGGGAAATGGGAAACGCTTTTGTGGTGCCTGAGGTCGACACGAGGACCATAGAAGAGCGAATCGCTGAGAGGGCTTTTATGGACCTGATGGGACAAGGGGCTGGTAATGGCTGAGAAGTATGACGGTTACCTCGCATTCAACACTAAGGTGGATACCAAGGGATTCGATAAGGGCATCGAGGCGGTTCAGGAGTCTATGAAGAAAACGGCCAGCGCTGTTCAGACGGTCAGGCCTCCTTCGCTGTTCCTATCGAGGCTAAAACTCGGGCTAAAAGCGGCGTCTGCCGGGTTGAAGGCCCTTTTGAAGGTGATAGGGGTTGTGGGGATAGCAGTGCTTGGTCTGGTATCCAGTTTGGTTGCCCTCGCTTCATCGATAGTAGGGGCGGCCATCGCTGGGTACAAGATGGCGGAGGCCTATACTAACAAACTCGCCTCTTCTCTTTCTAAGACCTCGTATATGTACGACGAGATTATGAAATTGAAGTACGCTTTCATAGATGTGAAAGAGACCGCA